TTATGTATGTATGAAATTCCTCTTGATATTGAAGTTGAGGAGGTTAAAAGGTTATGATAGAGTTATATAAGGGAGAGAAGCGTTTATGTGGAATGTCTGTCAAAAGTAGAAGTGGTAAAAGTTTTTTAATAGAGAGTGTTTCATGCAAGGTGGTTGACAATGTAGGAACTACTATTCAAGAAGATGAAGAAGGAACAGTTGAAGATCATTCAGTTTTTTGCTTGGTTGATACTACATTGGATGGGTATGTTTATAGTAAAGGATATATATTGCAATTTAGTATCGTTCTGAAAGATGTGCCTAAAATAATTATGGGGAAGTTAAGTATTAAAATAAAGAAATAGTTTAATTATGAGAGGAGTGATATAAATTTGGCTTCAATTAAAATATATAAAAATCCAACAGGAGATATTGATGGCGATTTAGTCAGTACGGAAGACTGGACATCGCCAGTAGATTCTGGATTTCTCCTTATCCCAGAAACAGGATCAGAAAGCGTAATTGGAGAATGGAAAAAATGTGCTTTAAGGTGTAATGAAGGTCTCCAGACGATAAATGACCTAAACAGAAATTGCAGACTGACGTTAGAAGGATTAAAATCCACATGCTGGCAACTTGCGAGTGATATCAATGGTTTTCCAAATTCTACCCCTTCTGATTGGGGTCAACCATTAGATATAGTGTCTGATAAAATTTATGATAAAAATTACATTTTTTGGGTAAGAGCCTGTACTGATGTGGGTGATATCGTAGAGAACGACAAAACTACTAAACTTGTGGCTCAAGCTCTTGTAGGATTACCGTGGACTTTAGACATAGATGATATGATTTCCGAACCTGATGTAAATGTAGTTTTTTCAAACATAGTAACAATTCCAGAAGACTGTATTATATATGCGTTAAATGTAGATGCTACCAATCCGGCTTATATTCTTAAATACATTATAAATGGTGAAGAGTTAACAATAGGTCATATGGGAGATCCTACTTTCGAATGGATTCATCAAGCATTAAGTGTTTCTAAAGATTCAACTTTTCAAATATATTTAGGTGGAGTTTTTGGGAATGAAATAGGTGGGGATTTAAAACTATTTTTAAATAATGAGAATGGAAAAGAACTATCTTATTTTCATTGGTATGTTTATGCTTGTTATCTTACTACAGCATGTGTTAAATATAAAGGATTAGAGGATGATTGTTCTGAGTTGACTGCAATGAGGTTATTAAGAGAGCATTATATTAATGATCCTGAATATAGAGAATTAATTAGAGAATATTATCAATTGGCTTCTCAAATTGTTAAAGCTATAGACCAAGAAGATGATCCTAGTTTGGTTTATGAACAAATTTATCAGAGTGTTAAGATTTGTGAAAATGCAGTTAATAGTGGAGATTGGCAAACTGCTAGAGATGAATATTTGAGTATGTATTATGAGTTGGCAGAGACTTATATAGAGGATTATATTAGGTTGATGGTTTTGTAGTAAGTTTAATTAAATATAAAGTTTATTTTTAGAAGGGTAAGTTCGGGAGTTATAAACCTGAATGAATCGCAAAACTCCGATTGCGATACCCCTTCTATTTTTATTTGTCTATTTATCGGAGAAAATTAAGACGGAGGTTGATTAAGTGAGTGATGAATTAAAGGGTAAAAGTGGTATTTATAAGATTGTAAATTTGGTTAATGGAAAGTTATATGTTGGGAGTACAGTTAATTTATATAATAGAAAATCTCAGCATTTTAGTAGTCTTATGACAAATTGTCATAAAAATCCGTATTTACAAAATGCATTTAATAAATATGGAATTAATACTTTTAAATTTGAAGTATTAGAATATGTAGAAGATGTTGATAAGTTAATAGAACGAGAACAATATTATTTAGATATTTATTTTGATAATAAAAATAAGTGTTATAATGTTTTACCAACGGCAGGTTCCCCATTGGGTGTAAAACATTCTGATGAAACGAAATTAAAGTTAGCAATTACTGGAGGAGCAAAACCTTTTTATGTTTTTAAAGACAGAGAGTTTATAGGAGAATGGATAAATTCATCAGAATGCAGTAGAAATTTAGATATAAATTATTCTGGTTATATTCGTAAGTGTTTAAAAGGTAAACAAAATATGTTTAATGGTTATATTTTTATTTATAAGGATGAATATAACGAAGATAAATTAAAAGAAATTTATGAAATGGTTGAGTCAAAACCGTTTTTAGTTTTTGAAAAATATACAGAAAATTTTATTGGAGAATATGACACAATAAATAAATGCATGATAGATTTAAATATAAATATAAAAAGCGATGGTGATATTAGGAAATATTTAAAAGATAAAACTTATTCTGTGAATAATTATATTTTTATATATAAACATGAATATGCAGAAGATAAAGTAAAAGAATTATGTAATATAAACTTAAATGCCAAGCCATTTTATGTTTATAAAAAAGATGATAAAAAATTTGTTGGTAAGTTTAGTTTGCAACAAGAATGCGCAAAAGAATTAAATATAGACGCATCTAATATTAGTGGTTGTTTAAGAAAAAAACATTATTTTGCAAAAGGATATGTTTTTATTTATGAAGAAGATTATTCTGAAGAAAAATTAAATGAATTATGTAATAAAACTCAAAGTTTAAAATTTTTGAAATATGAATTTGAGGTACATGAAAAAAATACAAACAAATTTATAGGTATTTATGATAGCCAAGTAGATTGCGCTAATGAATTAGGATTAAACCATAAAAGTATTAGTAATTGCCTTTGTGGAAAACAAATATCAACTGGTGGTTATATTTTTGAAAAAGTTTCTTAATTAAGATATAAAAATAAATTTGAGAGGAGTGAAATAAATTTGGCTTATCATATAGCAATTTATCGTGACAATCCTACCGTAAACTTAACTGATGGAACAATAGTTTCAGAGAATGATTTTTCTAACCCGGTTGATTCAAATCACATATCTATTCCAGCAACAGGGAGTACAAATGGTAACTGGGTGAAACTTGCTGTACGTTGCGATGAAGGAACAGAAACTATTTTTGACTTAAATCGTCACGCTAGGATCAGTTTAGATGGTTCTGGCAATACAAATTGGCAACTAGCTGAAGATAATAGTGGTTCTCCATCAAGTACACCACTAGATTGGGGATTACCTTTAGACATAACAGAAATTATAACTGATACTAACTATATATTCTGGACTCGTGCAAAAGCAAATTCCACTGAAAGCGTTTCTAATGACACTTCAATTGAAATAATTGCACAGGCTTTAGTAGGTAATCAGCCTTGGACTTGGAACATATCTGACATGAGTGTAGTAGAAGGGATAGGAGAAGCAACTGAGTCTATTATAATACCAGAAGATTGTACTTTATATTATACTGTAACAGGGGATATGCCAACTTTTGCAGTTTATACTGTTGGTGGAGATGCATTAAATGGTTGGATAATATGGATTTCTAATTACGATGTTAGAACATTTAGTTTTATTAAAGATCAAGTGGTTGCTGTATCAATATTATATTCTAATTCTGGAACTACTGGTACTCATATAATAAGAGAAAACGATGAGAATGGAAGAATAATTGCACAGTTTAATGTAACATGTACATAAAAAATATTGAAAACAGAATATAAAAGTTTATTTTTAGAAGGGTAAGTTTGAGATTAGCTGTCTTAGACGATGCACAAAACTCCAATTGTGTCCCTTCTATTTTTATTTGTGTAAAAATATGTGAGTTTTGGAGAAATCAAATTTATGGAGGTTGATTGTATTAAATGAGTGATGAAGTAATGTTTGGTAGTATTTATAAGATAACTAATAAAATAAATAATAAGGTTTATATTGGGCAAACTGTACAGCCATTAAATTATAGATGGACAGGACATTGTTCTAATGCAAATATGGGAATAGATACTCATTTTTGTCGTGCAATACGCAAATATGGTAAAGATAATTTTATAATTGAAGAAATTGAAAAAGTTTCTATCGACCAATTAGATGATGTAGAAATAAAATGGATTGCTTATTATGATAGTTATAATAATGGTTATAACAGTACATTAGGTGGTGGAGGCAATAAGGGTTGTGACTTAGATGAATCTGAAGTTATTGATCATTATTTAAAATGTAAAAATGCGTATATAACAGCGGAGTTTTTTGGATGTAGCATAAGTCCAATATATAGTATATTACGTAAAAATGGTATTAAAAATAAAGATTTAGACCATGATGAAGTGATTAAATATTATTTAGATTGTAGGTCAACTTTTAAAACAGCAGAGTTTTTTGGTGTTAATGATGAAACAATTCGTAAAATTCTTGTTAAAAATGATATAAAAAGAGATGGTCATACTAGATATGATTTAGATGAAGAAGAGATAATAAATTATTATTTGGAATGTAAATCAATAGAAGATACTGTAAAACATTTTGGGCACTATCATGAAGCTATAAGTAAAATTCTTAATAATAATAATATTGAAAGACTTAGAAAAACACGATCACGTTTCATATGGGATGAAAATGGAAATAAAAAATATCTAAATGAAGAAGAAGTGATTAATTATTATCTTGATTGTAGATTAATATATAAAACTGCTGAATATTTTAAATGTTGTTTAAAAGCTGTAAGTGATATTCTCAACAATAATAATGTAGACAGATCAGAAGATTCTATATCAGTATATGCCATAGATAAAAATGGTAATAGATATGATTTTGATGATATTAAAGATGCTGTTGATTATTTAATTAAAAATGGTAATTCAAAGATTATTAGTAGACCAAAAGAGAATGCATATAAACAAGCAATTAATAAAACCGCAAGAGGAGAAAAGAAAACTGCATATGGTTTAAAGTGGTATTACAAAGAAAATAATGAAGATACTTTATTAGAAAATGTAATTTGATTACATATTAAAAAATATATTAAGAAAGGAATGATTTAAATTATGGCTTTAATTAATATTTATAAAGGCACAGATATTACTTCTGGAGGCACTGAGGGAACTCTTGTGTCTAGCGGGGATAATAGCAATTCAATAGAAACTGGATATATTAAGATTCCAGCATCTGGTTTTACTGAATCAGAATGGGTAAAAATTGGGATTCGTTGCACAACAGGACATAAGACAATTCTTGAAAACTCTAGACACGCTAGAGTATCTATAACCGATTCAGGAGATGTAACTCGTTGGCAGTTAGCTTTAGATGATTCGGGAAGTCCTTCAGGTTCACCATCTGCATATGGAAGTCCTTTAGATTTTACTAGTGAGATAGGGAGTACAAATGTAATTTTCTGGATAAGAGCTAAGGCTGAATCAAGTGAGGTTCCAGTTAACTCAACGCAAGTCAAGGTAACTTTATCAGCGACCATAGGTGCTGTGTAAGGAGTTGATTAAATGTCAATCATCACAACTTTAACTCCAACTAACATAGCAAAAACATCTATAACTTTTCATGGTAATGCAGTAATTTGGACATTGCCATTTGATGGAACTAATCAACCAGGTGTTGAAATAGACGAAGTAATTACTAACACATTAACAATTCCTGCAAATTGTGTATTATATATGGAATGCACTGGTAATTCTGGCTTTATTAATTGGTCTAAAAACAATGAAGATACTTGGGCATGGGGACCGTATCAAGAAGATCCAGAAGATCCAGAGAGTCCTGTCATATGGATATGGTATAATCAAACACTTTCTTTTAATGAAAATGATACACTAGCTATAAAAATAAATAATTTCCTTGGCGGCCCGATGGATGGCGATATCACCATTAAATTAAATACTGTATCTGGTCGCACATTATCTCAATTTCATTATGCCGCAGAAGGTTCTTGTTACCTTACAACATCTTGTGTTGGATATAAAGGATTACCTGATAATTGCTCTGAATTAACAGCAATGCGTTTATTGAGAGAACATTATATTAATGAACCAGAATATATCGCATTAATTTCAGAGTATAATCAATTATCAAGACAGATTATAAATATGGTAAATCAAGAAATAAATCCAGATATAATTTACGAACAAATATATCAAAGTGTGAAAATTTGTGAAACAGCAATAAATAATGAAGATTGGCAGACTGCTCGTAACGAATATTTGGGCATGTATTATCAATTAGCAGAAACTTATATTCCTAATTATCAAAGATTAATGCCTTTATGAAAGGCTGGTGAAATAAATGGCAACACAAGTTTATTTTGAATATAAAATACAAGGTGGATCAACATGGACTGAAACTACTAAACAAACAATAACTGTAACTCAAGATTATGAATTAGATATGTCTAATTTGGATATGGGAACTAACTATGAGTATCGTGCGATTGTAAATGATGATGGTTGCATTAATAGTGGCGAAACAATGACTTTTTTTACATGGTCAGAAGAGATTAATAGTTTTGATTCACTGAGAAGATTATTGTTAGATGATATTTATAATGGTGACAGTTTAAGAAAACTATCTTTGGATGAAATTATTAATGGAGATACATTAAGAAAATTAATTTTATCAGAAACTACAAACTTTGATACTCTTAGAAAAATTGCTTATGGTGGTTATTTTAGTGGAAAAACTTATCGTAGTATTGTTAAATATTATGAAGAATTATTTGATTCATTGAGAAAGTTAGCAATAGATGAGAATATTAATTTTGATTCATTGAGAGCATTAATTTTATCAGAGGTTGTTGATTTTGATAGTTTGAGATTGTTGATTATGGAAGACAGTGCTAACTTTGATACGTTACGGAAATTAGTAGTTTTGGATGAAAGTGATTATGATACATTAAGAAAATTAATTGACGATAGTAAATTTTCTACTGGTCTACTTAGAATATTGAGATCCGCAACGGCTGAAGAAGATGAAGAAGAAATGGAAACTTGCTTTGTGTTTTTTAATTCAGAAGAGTCAATAGTTGGAGAAGAATTGGATGTAACAGGGTATTCAGATTGTCTTGTTGAAGTATATTCAAAATTTGGTTCAACATTTGAGACAATTTTTGAAGGCACAATAGATCAAAATTTTTATCCAATTATGGCTATAAAGTCAAGCGATTTAAGTTTAATTAATAATCCTACTAGTATAGGTACACATAATTTAGATGTTACGGGTTTAAAGAAAATCAGATGTTCTCTTAATTCTGTTTTATTTGATAAAATAAGAATGGTAGGAAACTTATTTAAAGAGAAAGATTAAAACAATAAAATAATATTTTAAATAATTATGCTCTACTTTATTAGAGTGTTTTTATTTTAAGGGGTGAATAATTAAATGGGTAATTTCCCTGTAAAAATACATTATTTCCATAGTAAAGAAGATTCAGCGGTGAACGGAGAAGAATTGGTTGTAGAAAGTGGAATGGAAGTAATTGATGTAGAAATTATTAATGATGGAGCCACATTTTTGGTACAGTTTGAAGGATCACTTGATGGTATTAATTGGTATTTATTAAATTGTATTAATTTATCAACATTAGGGACTTTAACACAAATTATTGTCTCTGGTCTTTTCCAGGTGGATCTATCTGGTTTACATCGTCTTCGTTGCAAAATTAATTCTATCTCGGTTGGCGATATAACTGTAGTTGGCAGAGCTGTCAATTAGTTAATTTTTTAATGAGAGGAATGACTTAAATGATATATATATTAAATAAATCTTCAGGTGGTGATACCTATTGAAAACTGGAAATTATATAATGGCGTTATTAAAAAAAGCTCAAGAAGGTGGTGGTACTCCATCAAATCTTCCTAATTATTTACCAAGTCAAGAAGATTTTGATAATTCTGGAATATTACTTAAGACATATGATGTTACACCTTTAAATGGAGATCGGCGTTTGCGTGAAAACGTAGATAAAATTATTTGGGAAAAATTCTATGATCCATTGGGTGCTACAGCATATGCATGGCATCAAGTTTCAGATATAGAAATACCAGATGTCACAACATCTAATGATGTTCATTTTATATATTTACGAGGTGATGCAGATACAGAAGATAGTGTTAGATTTATGCTTGATAATGGTACTACAAAAATACAAAAATTAGTTGATTCTATTTGGGTTGACGCTTCATTTACTTCTGGTAGTGCTACTATTAATTTTAGCAATGATGTATCAGTTGGTTCTGTTGGACACCATTTAAATATTTCTTCTAAGTCAACGGGCGAAAAATATTTTGCTATACAAATACCATTTAATGATGATGGAACAAAAGATGTAGGCACTCCAAAATTAGGAACAAAAATATTTCGTTCAATTATACAACCAGATGAATCAGGTGAATGGATTGGAACTACGTTACGATATGATAGACCAATTACTTCTCAGTTTATATATGATAAATTATATTTTAAAGTAGGTTCTGTAATAGCAACAAAACATATCCGAATACGATTGTATCGTAATATTGAAGATCGTGATCATTTATTTTATGATGAAACATTTAATTATTCTACATTTAGTCCTGCGAATGCTGAAATAAGTATTAATGTAAAACAAGATGTCTCATATATAAAAGGAATTAATATTATTGCAGTATATGAAAGTGAAGAACCATTTAGTTTTAAAACAAATGTAGATGGTACAATCCCTTGGATTGCAATGGATCAATGGCTTGAACATCATGAGTACATTCCTAGTTGGGACACATGGGAAGAAAAAACATGGAATACTAATGAAGCCATAGTAAAAAATGGGATACTTTATATTTGTCAAGAAAGTGGTTCTCAAACTGGAACTTTTGATAGTAATATATCTGCTGGTAAATGGAAATCTTTAGAAGATGTATTGAGTGGAATTGGTGAGAGTAGTAGTGATGATAGTAAAGATTTAGTTGTTAATTACGGAGTTAGTGGCGGTGCTATTACTGATGTGTATAGTAGTGATTCTTCATCTTTAAATGGTGGTTTATTGAGTGAAGATAATAGTGAGTTTTATATTATAAATGGTGGTACACTAGACAATGATTTTAATTTCCAGTTAGACGGGGGTACGTTCTAAAGTTAATGTAAAGGAATGAAGTAAAATTAAATATGGTTTCTGTATGAGGTTCTAAACTTATATAGAGTAAAACGAAGACACTGTACTGCTTTACAGTGTCTTTATCCATTTGTAAATCTTTTTATGCAGAAAAGGAGAATGAATATGGGATTGATAACTAAAACTGTAATGGTAAAATGAAATGTTAGGAATAAGCAATGGTATGAGTCTAAAGAATATATTTTTACTAAATGGAAAGATGAATTTGAAGTAAAAGTTGAAGATTTAACTAGTGGAAGCACTTCATACGTAGATGTTAAGTGTGATTGTGAATACTGTAAAAGTCCTTATTTAAAACCTATGATGTATAAAGATTATATAAGAAGTGTTTTTGAAGATGGTAGATATTGTTGTAGAAAATGTTTAGATGACATTAAGGCTATAAAATTAGGTAAGAAAATAAAAGTTGGAAATGAAATTGTTTTAGTAAACAAACCGAAAATAACAAACAAAACTGGCAAGAATAAAATACCTCATAAAAAGCGTTTTCTTGAAATCCTTGGTGTAGATGATTATGACTCAATTAGAAACTATCTTTTTAATGAATATGTAATAAACATTAAAAGTGCTAAAAAAATATCAGATGAAATAAAGATACCAGAAAAAACAATTGTTAGATTAATACATCGTTATAATATACCAATTAATAAACCTAGCGATTATGACCTTGGTATGAAAGGTAAAAATCATTCAGAAGAAACAAGACAAAAAATGAGAGATAATTCACCAAAATATAGACCATGGATGATAGGAAAAATTTGGACGGATGAACGAAGAGAAAAAACGTTAAGAACAAGAAAAGAAACTGAATTTTTAATTGGTAATAAAAATGGAAACTGGAAGGGTGGAGTAAGTTATATTCACAACATTATAAGATGTAGAGATGAATATAAACAATGGCGTTTTAATGTGATGGAACGTGATAATTTTACTTGTCAATTTATAGGTGGAAAACGCAATTTACAAGTTCATCATTTATGGGAATTAGCAGATATAGTTCAAGAAGCTAGAGATAAGCTTGGAGATATTAATGATAATAGGGAAGAAATAATTCAATATGTATTATCCAAACATACATTGGATATTGGTATCACAGTAAATAAAGATTATCATTCAAATGTAATACATGATAATAAAGATAGAAGTAAAAGACAAAAAACATATCGTTATAAAAATAAAAATAAAAAAGAAGTGGTTTAATAACTGCTTCTTTTTAAATCATAATAAGGAAGGAATGATTATAAATTATGTGCGCACAAAAAATAAATTTCCGTAAAGGCTCGGATGCAGAAAGACTTACAATAACCCCTTCTGACGGTGAACCAATATGGGCTGATAAAAAATTCTATATTGGAGATGGAACTACGGTTGGAGGAAATTTGATTTCAGGAGGTAGTAGTTCGTCATCAGGCTATAAAAAGGAAACAATACATGTTGGAGGAACTGATTTAGCTATACTAAGTTCTCATAATGACGCGGAGATTCACCTTGAGGGCATAGGTAATTTAACAATAAATGCCAATGACATTATAGATGACACTTTTGGATTTCACATTGTAAATACTGACGCAGGAGAAGACAGAAATCTTTTTATGTCAAATTTTGCTGGCTCATTTATGCGTGACGGTACTATGACTTCAATATCAGAATTAACTATAGCTCATGATGAGAGTTACATTGTTACTGTCACAAATAGCGGAGGCTCGAAATATTTAAATGTCTTTCCGATGTTCAGTCAAACTTTAGTTGAAAAACAATTAAGAGGTAAACAAAGTACGGTTCATATTGGAGCAAGCAATTTGGCTATTGCCCAATCTCACAATGATTCCGAAATTCATTTTGAAAGTACAGGAAATGCAACTATAAATGCGACACATATTTTAACTGACACTTTTTTGGTAAGACTAACAAATACTGATTCTGGTGTTAATAAAACGCTTACACCTACTGGATTCGCTGGTGCATTTGTAAGAGATGGGACATCAAATACTATAACTACCTCATTAACTATAAAACCAAATGAGAGTTATATCATTTCAATAACTGATAATGGAGGTAAATTTTTAAATGCTTACCCAACACATAAAGTTTTAAATAAAATAGAAACAGGCTCTTGGGTTCCAACCATTACATTCACATCTGTAGACCCTGATATTTCAGGTGCAACAACAGAACTTTATAAAGCAATTTATACTAGAATTGATGATAAAGTTAATTTTAATTTATCATTCGGACTTAGTAATTTCACGGCAGGTAGATATTTGATGGGTTCTTATACATTGCCTAAAACTAAAGTTGGAACTGATAGTATTATTTCTGTAGCAAATAGTACATTTGCATCACAATATGTACCAATATATGCATTGGTGTTTTTTGGGACTCCTAGTGTCTTTATTGGAACTCCAGATATTCGATTACCTGCACCATCATTAATTACTATTAATATAATTGGTTCATATGTAACCAATGAATCGTAGGTGATTGTAAATTATGGCTGATATCATTTTTAAAAGAGGGCAAGAATCAAATCGTACATCTATTATACCAAAGTTTGGAGAACCTATTGTTTCAAATGACAATGGCAAACCAAGATTATGGATAGGTGATTCTCAGACTCCTGGTGGCATAGAGATAGGTGCTAGTGAATCAACCGAAACTATATCTTCAATACCATCAACTATTTTATCATTTAAAGGATATAAAATAAAAAAATTTAGAATTCGTATTTCTGCGAATGATATTAATAATGAAGCTATGCTTGGTCATTTTTCTGTAAAACCATTAGGAGGAAGTTGGACTGATGATCCAACAGATTTTGTAATTACAAAAGGGGCTAATTCAAGTTATAATCTTAATCCTACAATTACTCATTTTGGTTTCGAGTACGGGGAACATGTTCCATGGACTGTATGTAACATACCTACAAGTAGCACTTATGATGGAACATTTGTAGAATTTACATTAAGTTTTGCCGATGGTTTAGCTAAAGAAATAGATAGACTTATATTTGCTGGCACAAATACACATACTGGTAAATATCATGCAATGTCTTTAGCTGTACAAATAGAATCTGAAGCAGGATCAAATGCTAATGGGGCAGATGGAATATGGCGGGACATGGTTTCATCTGGTTCTATGCAATATAATTTTACAGCATCTTTAGATACTTCTTATAAATGGATTATTATTGATAATGAGTCTTATACCCCTGAGTTTATAATGGATTTAGGTTGGAAAAAAATTAAAAAAGCAAGACTTCGTATTTCTGGTAATTCGCTTGATTCTGAAAATGTTGATATGCAAAGGTTTTTATTTTATGATGAGAATAACAATTATGCTAATAACACAATGCTAACATGGGCAACTGGTAAATATAGTAGCAGTAATTTAACAATGGCTAATGATGGAAGTATGTTTTATGAAAGTAGTTCATCGGCAGATGTAGGTAGACCAAGAAATCATAGAGCAGAGGTATTCCTTGAATTAGTAGTGACTTTTAATGATGTTCGTAAGTTAACAAAAGTTGATGTTATGTTAGATGGTAATACAGACCAAAATTATGAAATGTTTTGTGTTGATGTACAATTTGAAGGTGATGTCGGAGTGAATGCTGATGGTTCTGATGGCACATGGTACAGAATTATACTACCTAGAAGTATTTCTGGAACTGAAGAAAATATAGGACATTATATACAATATATAGCAAACAATTTAGTAGAATCAAAAGAAAATATATTGGGTAATCCATCTGAAGATGGAATGGTATTATCATCAACTATTTCTGGTGATAGATCGTGGATCAATACTCCACAGCAAGTGTTGCTTTATTGGAATGGTAATTCTAATCCAACTATTTCTATGTATCCAATGTTAGGTACTTATGGCAATATGGATATTTATACTAATACTGCTGCTTATAGTACAATAAATAAAATAGTAAGACTAACTGATACTTCTACAAATGTTCAAGGTAATCTTCAATGGAATATTAACTTGCCAAATTATGTAAGTATGAAAACAAAAATACGTTCTAGTGGAGGGAATGGAGGACTTAACACTTGGATATATATTGGTACAAACGGAGCACCAATAAGTGAAGCTGGATTTATAAATACGATGGATGCGATGTCAACAGGAGTGATGGTTGTATTTTCTGAATCATTAGATAAAATTAAGCTACATAACCCTTTATACTTTGATGAAATTGGACTTCTTGCAGAAATATCACAAACTGGAATTGATGACGATGCATGGCATGATGTAAGCATTATTGTTGACAATACAGGAACTGTTGGTAAGGTAAAAATATCTTGGGACGGGACAATTAAAATTGATTATACACATACAGCTTTAATTGATATAACTGGTGGATATACAGGAATTGGAGCAAGAAATAATGCATCTAATACAAATAGTCATTGGGTAGATGGATGGTTGATGAGTGGCAAAGGATTTTCAATTTAATCGAATAATAAATCATTACAAAATGCTCATTTCATTATGATTTTATTGTTGGTAAACGGTCATATACGAGGTTAAACGGTCATATATGAAGGTGAATTGTATTGTAAAATTAATTGAGAAGGGACTGAAATAAAACGGGCATGGTTTATCTTTGCCCTATAAATTATGGGATGATAAATATATTATTAGTTATGTTAGTAGTATTGTTAATTTTTAATCAATGGATTATATATTTTTTGTTAAAAAGACATACACAAAAATATTTTGATTGGTTAATTGAAGAAGAAAGAACAACTCAACAAATGTTATTATTACAAAACAAAAATAAAAAGAAAGGGTGAACTGAGATTATGGATGGATAAAGTTTTTCATAATTTATTAAAGGATAATTTAGATTCAGTTTTAGAGATGAATGAACAATACTTTGGTAATATGCGATTGAATGTATTGTATTCATATGAAAGGAATGAATTAACTGGATTATATGAAGATGTTCCAAATGAATTGGAAATCTGCCATAATGCTAACCGATATATTGTTTTTCATAAAGAAAAAGATGATCTGCTCTATCTCAAGCATTTTAATTTTAGCCAAAATCCTAAGGGCAAGGAAAAGTTTCATATAGAATCCAGAAATTTCCATAATTACTTTCAGGTTTTAAAATGGGTGTCTTCAAATCATAAATTTGAACCTAGTAAAAAGAAAAGTATTTTTGATTTGTTAAAATAATTATTAAAATATTAATATAAATATATTGACATCCCTCCTTTCTTACTATATAATAAAAGAAAAGAAAGGAGGATTCATGTATTTTGAAAGATTGTAAAAAGATAGTTAATGTTTTTAATTTAACTATAATTATTAGTTTGATTGTTGTAATTTGTCTTATATATTTTGGAAGAGACTATTATTATCAAGCTAGACTTATTTTTGAAAGTGATCAATTTCTTTTCTTCTGTTTATTTTTTTGTTTGGTTTTATGGATGTTTATATTTTTAGCATATCAAGGGACTCAACTTAAAAAAGATAATGTAATTATAAAAGAATTACTACAAATGATATTACAAGAAAATTATTTAACCCAGGACAATTTAGAAAAACTTCATAGAAACACCAGACAATTAATTATGTCTGAGATTTCTAAAAGAAAGGGTTAAATATATTGTGAAAAATTCACTGTGGTATTCTAGGAATTGTTTAAATGAGAAAAATTTAGACTATATTGAAAATACTTTATGTGAGCCAAATAATATTAATATAAGAATAATGGCTGATAAAAGCGGTGAAGATATTTTACTATTGACATATAAATTAGATACATATAAAGTTGAAATTGATAGATGTTGTTTATTATCATTGAGTAAACGTAATAAAGCATTAAATCCTAAGTATAAAGAATATTATCATTTGTTAGATAAATTTGAAGGTTTAGATTGTTGGGCAGATTTGATATTATGGATTGTGAGGAATAAAAATGGAAAAATTAATGATGACATGGATATTTAGTAGTTTACTAACGGCATATATGTCAGTATTATTTATGGTATCAATTGTAAATATAAAAATATCTAAAAAACAATGGATAATTTTAATTTTATCATTGTCTTTATGTCATACAATATTTAGAAATATAATACCACAATTATTTTTCCCATTTTTATTTATAATAATGTATTCTTCATTAATTTATACAATTGTATTAAATGTAAAATTAATAAAGACATTAAAATTTTCTATTTTATTTTTTGTTTTTCTTTTAATTACTGAAGTAATAATTGTTGTTTTATTAAATATATTTTTAGATGTAGATTTGTCTAAAGTTTCTTTTGGAATAAAAGAATATATTTTAGCACTTCCCGTATATTTTGTTCAAATATATTTAGTAATATTAATGAAAAAATATATAAAAAAAAAGGAATGATATAAATGTGTGTAAGTATTAATACACACTATTTGTAAAAAGGAGGTGGTTCTTATGGGTGGTTTCTATTTTGGTAAACCTGCGAAAGTAAACACTCAAAAGCAAACTGAAACTAAAAAAGAAGAAGTAAAAAAGTAATCTACAACTAAATAACTAAAAACTGAATAATGAGTAATGAGTAATAAGTAATATAATCATAGGGGCTATCCATATCGGGTAGTCCTTTTTGGTTATGTTAGTATCTGTGTTTGTGTATTGGAGTGATTGAATGTTTTTTGACACAATTAGCAACTATATATTATGCAAGTTAATTAAAAGTGGAAAATTAACATATGATCAATATGACGAAATAGATTATAAGATAAAAAGTTATTTAAGTTTATTCCTAATTATATTATTTACAGTATTATTAGGAATTATACTTAATTGTTTATTACAATCAATAGTAGTGTTGATTATTATCGGAGTATTAAGAATTTTTAGTGGGGGAGTTCATGCAAAAAGTTTGGAGAGTTGTACTTTTTTATCCACGATTTACATGAGTTTTTTAGCATATTTAACATTGTATTTATACCAACAAACTATGTTGGTATTTTTTATTAGCATTTTCACATCTGTATTTATAATTAAGTTTATACCGACAATAGATGAAGATGAAAAGAAATATAAAAATAAATATTATCGGAATAATTATATAAATTATTTTTTATTGTTTTATAGTATAGGTGCTGTTTGTGTGTTTATTGATACATATGTAAGCAATTTAGTATGTTGTTCAATATCGTTAGCTATGATTGGTACGGCTTTGACTGTGAGAGAAAATAAAAATTAAAAGCAAGAAAATTTTATAAGAGATAGGTTAAGACTGATCATCTTAATCGAAAAGAGTGGATATCCTTGTAACTCCACTCTTCTTTTATTTTAAAAAAAACAAGGAAAACAATAAAACATCAAGGAGTGGATATAATTGGGATTGGTAAGTACAGAAGTTTGGGTTGGTTTAAATGGAAGTAGTATTAAACATTTTGAAGAAAAGGGATATGAAATACCTAGATATAAAAATAAAAATAGCAAATTATGTGTTAAAGAACATACAAAAATATTAGTAAAAATTAAAGATTTATCAGAACATAGTAATGTCAAAGTTGATGTAGAATGTGACGGATGTGGTAAAAAATTAAAAAACGTAGTATGGCAGGATTATTTAAAACGTATTGTTAAAAATGATGGTAAATATTATTGTTTACAATGTGCAACTAAGGATAATGGAATTCAAACTAGACTTAAAGAAAATGAAATCAGAAATATAGTAGATGAAAAACTAGGAAAAGATTGGATAATAGAAAAAATTGAAATAATAAAAAATAATACGTTTATAACTTTAATTGACCCTGATGGATATTGGTATAGCAATGTAAAAACACGAGTTATAAAAAGAGACATATTCCCTAGAAAATTTCATTTACAAAATATATATGCAAAACAAAATGTGAATAATTGGTTTAAATTAAATAATTTGAATATGAAATTAATTGAAGAATACAAAGGAACAACCAAAAAAGTTAAAATTAAATGCTTAGAATGCAATAATTCTTTTAAACGCTCATTCGATAGTATTAAAAGTGGAATAACATCGTGTCCAAATTGTAGTGATGGTATTAGTTACCCGGAAAAATTAGGGAATTCATTTTTTAATCAAATAGGTATTAATTATATTTATAATTCTAAATTAAAATGGTCTGAAAATAAAAAATATGATTTTACATGTGAAGGCTTTAAAATTGTGGTTGAAATGCATGGTTTACAACATTATGAAGAAACCAATTGGGGGAATACGGGTGCAAGAACTTTAAAAGAAGAACAAGAAAGCGATAGATTAAAAAAAGAATTAGCAGAGAAAAATGGATATAAATATATAGAAATTGATTGTAGAAAATCAGATTTAGATTGGATAAAGAATAGTATTATGAATAGTGAATTAGCTAATATATTTGATTTATCTAAAATAAATTGGTTACAATGTCATGAATATGCTTGTAGTAGTTTGGTTAAAGTAGCATGTGATTTGTGGAATAATTGTGTAGAAAACACAATGAAAATTGGGGAAATAATGCAATTACATAATTCCACCATTTCAAAATATTTAAAACAAGGTGTAAAATTAGGTTGGTGTGATTACAATGTAAAAAAAATAAAAAATAATAATGGTAAAAAAATTAGTAATTTTGCAAAAATAAAATTTAGTAAGTCAGTAGTTCAATTAGATTTAAATGATAATTTTATTAAAGAATTTGAAAGTGGTACAGAAGCAGGAAGACAAACAGGAATAAAGCAAGCTACCATTTCTTTATGTTGTAGAAAAGCTCCTCATGCAAAAACGGCAGGTGGATATAAATGGATGTTTAAGAATGATTATAATTTAATTAGTTAAAAATTATAATTTAAAAATATAAATCTTAACAAGAAAGGAGTGATATAAAACTCCATGAAAACTAATGAAAGTAATGGAGAAATATATGACGAAAGTGCGGTGAATAATATAATGGAAGAAATTTACAAAGAAGTTAACTCTCATTCAGAAAAAATTATTCAAATACAAACAAAAATTGAAAATATTCAAGAGAAAGTGGAAGATTTATCTAGTATTAAAGAAACACTTATAGAACTTAAAGTGTTACAAAAAGAACAAGCAAAATTTAATGTGTCTGTTTCTGAGACTCTCGGAAAAATAAACGATAATTTAAATATATTAAACAATGAAACTAAAGACACAAGTGATCGTGTTGCAAGTCTTGAAAATAAAGTAGATAAAATTGATGGTCGAAGTAAGTTTGATTTTTTAATATATGTTAAAGAATCCGTAATTCCAATTTTAATTTCTGGTGGAATCATATATTATATATCACAATATATAAAATAATTAAATTTGGGGAGAGATTATAACTATTCTCTTCCCTTTTCTCACCCTACCCTCTCAAAAATAATTAAAGAAAGGAATGAACTAAAAATACGTTATAAAAATAAAAACGTATTTAATTTTAATTGAGAGGTGGTTTATAAATGAGTAATTTTTATGCAGGAACACATTATTGTGGTGCTATATTAAGGTCTAATGATAATTTTAGTTTTAATGAGTTAATAAATCAAATTACTACAGGCATAGACAATCAGGTATTTTATTTAGAAGACCCAAGAACTGGTGATACAACTGTAGCAAGGGTATTTATTTTCACTCCAATCGGAAGCGATATAAATTTTGATCTAAACAACAATTCAAATAGCAGATTAAAATGCCAAGATAGTATAAGTAATGGGCTTGAAAATGAAATGCTTTTAAGTTCATTCAAAGTTGGTAGTTTGGCAAACAGTATATTTGAATTTATTTGTGTGGTTTAAAAGGAGGAGTGAAATAAATGCCTTATATTGGAAGTAATAATAGAGGAACTAGTGTAGGAAGTAGTGGTTCAAATTTATATATATCTTCTGGGACAGTGGTAAAACCAACAATAATTTACAATACTGGTTTGGGTACTATAGCCGTAGGACAAGGAAAATTTAGATTTTATCATGATTCTGATTATACAGGAGTTATTACAGAACATACAATTTTAGAAATAACTTTACCTATAATTGATAATATAACAAATTATCTTGTTGCTAAATATAATAATGGGAATCCTCAATATGAAATAATTTTAGATTTATCACTTATTGATTGGTCTAGTATTATGCCTGTATATACAATTGCCAGAATAGGTGATAATATATCTGTAATTGATTGGGACGAACCTGGGCTTGGAGCGACTAATAAAAATCTTAGACGAATTACTGAGACAAGAAGATTTGAAAGAATAAATGGGTTTGATTTAGCGGAAATAGAAACTAGAAATGTTAAAATAACTACTGGTAAAGCATGGCAAGGATTTTATAGAGGTGAATTACCAGAAGTAATTTCTAGCATAGATACAACATATTTATGGATTAATAATGGCAATGGAACATTTTCGCATAGTGTCATAACTCAATATCCAAATGATAAATATGATCCGGGTACTGGTACACTTGCAACTTTAACAGATGGGAAATATGCTGTAATATGGGTTTATCGTTGCATGTGTCGTTCTGATATACTATCTGCTAGAATACATTTGTTTCTTTGTGATGAAGATGCTAGTTTAGATCAAGCAAAATATTGTTCTACTCCTGATATTCCTCAAGTAATTGCTACAAATGCAATGCTTGTTGGTAGAATTATTGTTTTAAAAGGAACTAACACTGCAATACAAATTGATAATGCATTTGCAACTTTATTTGCTCCTTCTGCTGTAGCTAATAGTGGAGTTGTGATAGGTTCGGTTCAAATGTTTGCTGGTTTAATTGCTCCTTCTGGTTATCATCTTTGCGATGGATCAACAATATCAAGAACAACATATGCTAGTTTATTTAATATAATTGGCACAACATATGGTGTAGGTAATGGTTCTACTACCTTTAATTTGCCAAATTTTAAAGGGAGAGTGCCAGTTGGTTATGATGCAACACAGATTGAATTTGATTCTATAGGTGAAACTGGGGGAGCAAAGACACATCAAATTACAACGAGTGAAATGCCCTCACACACTCATACTTTTACAGGTAATGCGTTGCCTAGTCATGCCCATAATTATACAAGAGATGGGTATAATGATCAAGAAGTAGCCTCGAATACTGTACTAGGTGACGATGAATATGTAGCAGATAACGAAACTGATACAACAAACAATACAAGTAGTGTTTCAGCAGGTACACCATCAGGAACAAATAGTTCAGAAGGTGGAAATACTGCGTTTAATATTATGAATCCATATATTACGTTATTGTATATAATAAAATATTAAACCTAATCAATCATTCGATTTATTCAATTAAGTAGAGTAATATTACTTTACTTAATATTTACAAATTTTTATAAAGGAAGTGAAATAATAATATGGCAAGTTTAATATATAGTGTTCTACATGACGCTACGACAACTATATCAGACGGGAAAATTATAAACATTAAAGAAGCAAAAGAATTAGGTTTATCAATAAGCGGAACATCAACTTCATTTACAGTAGAATTTTATGGGAGTATTGATGGTGTTAATTATGATTTAATTGAAGGATCAAAAATGTCAAATAGTTTACCATTTATAACATCAACAATATCTGTTGGATTATTTTCAATTGATATTGCAGCTTTAGTTTATTTTAAAGCTAAAATTAGTGCTATTGCTAATGGGAATGTGTCTGTTACAGCACATGCAATAATTTAGTGAATAAGGATGTGATAATATATGACTTTAAAAATAGTAGGTAATGTCAATGCTCAACTAACTGGTAGTAGAGGTTCGGTTATTGCGCATAGAACAGCGATAACTACAGCGGATAAAGTGCCTGTAATTACTATAACCGCCGCAGATTCAGTAACAGCAGGAACGTTAACTGCTGTCAGTCATGGTATCGGTGTTGCTCCAGGAAATTCCTACGGTTCCGCTGGCGTATCTGCTTTGGTGACTGTTACGCCTACAGTAAATAAAAGTATAGATATAACTATTCCGCAATCCGCAGGTGCAGAACACTATGATATTTTTCTTTCTACGGCAACTACCGCCCCGTTATGGGTAGTAAGAGTAACTGAGACGCAGAGGGAAACGGGTTGTGCTATTACGGCTGTTGGTACAGTTGGTGCAGGTGGTTCAGCAGGAATTGTAAACGTGCAGGTTGTTGGCACTGGCCTAGCAAGTACGGCAGTATTTTTTATAGCGAATAATGCTTATGTTTTTGGTAGTATAGGGGCGATTTCCTGTGTAGGAAAAACAAAGGCTTACATTTACGTGAAACCAATTCTAACGGATTTACGCTCTGCGCCTTCTGTTAGTATAATACCGTTTTTCCGTAAAAACGACACTTCGGATGATTGGTACGCTGTGGAGGCACAATCAATAACTCTTTTAGGTGGTATAAGCGGTCAACCACTTAATCAAGTAGTAGTGATAGATGTTAATTCAGTACGCAATTTAATTGTTTTGGTCGATTTAATATCTGGTGAAGGAACCACAGTAAATATTGATGTGGAACTATATTAGGTGGTGCTAATATGAAAATTCTAACCACCCCACCAATGATAAGAGGCCTAGAGGGTATAAACAGAGATGACCTACTTGCGGAGTACCGTTGTGATGAATTAGGCGATACCCTAATTGATTATTCGGGAAACGGCAATCACGGAACTTTTGGTATTGGTGGAAATAAACCAACAAGAACGCCTTTTGGAATAGATTTTTATGATGATTACATAACCTTGCCCGACACAATCAAAAACGCTTTGTCAGTCCAAAATGATTTTACAATTATTACTGCCGGGATTGCTAGTGGTGGGAGTATTTTGGGTTCAGCAGTTAGTGCTACGGACAGACTACTTCTTAATGCCTCTCCTGGCATATCAACAAACTTAAGTCCATACTTGAAATATATGAGAGGGTGCTTAAATATTGGGCCGACAACAGTAACGCAATTAGCAAAAGCGGCAGGTTCGTTTGATTTATATAAACTACATGTTTTTGCCTATGGGTATAGTAAGTTTTTCGATAAGGGAAAAATGATTATTGATAAGGAATTATACGGGCACATATCGGCTGCTAACCCCTCTACTGTCGTAGGGTGCCGTGTTGGTGCACAGACAAACGGTGCTCCGTTTTGGGTTGGTACGTTGTATTATATGCTTATATATTCAAAGTTTCTTAGTAATAGCATGGTGCAAAAACAGCACAGAGTTATTAAAAAAATTTTAAAACAAAGAGGTGTTATTTTACCATGATATTTTATTATATCATTTGGCCAAGCTTGGAAAGTTTTGAGAGCACAGAAGTACCATTGCCTAGTGGTCAAATACTTGGCGATCCTAAAGTGGATATATACGGTCGCAGACTATCCCGGTATGACGAAACACAACTCACTCAGGCAGATTTAGACTATTTCAACAGCATGGACGGCGTAATTGTTCAGACGTATCCACCGGAACCTTGGATTGAACCTGAATACGAATAAGACAATTAATGAAGGTGCGAGAGTTCGGTTATTCATATAGTAGATAATTAGATATTTAATACATAGTAATTGTATATTTTTTTTATATTTATAATCAATTTATAATAGTAATATAAAAATAACTAGGTAAGATTAGAGTTTAATATATCTCCTACCTAGTTATTTTTATATATTTTTACATTTTTCATGACAAAAGCGTTATTT